GCTTGTGGAAAAGATATAACCCAACCAACACCTATTGCACCTTCATTTATTAAATCAACTTGTATTTGTGCTAGTCTTCTTCTAGGTAGTGGATAACCACCCTCTCTTTCAACATCTTCTTCTGTAATATTTAAGATTACAAAGTTACCTGAAGGCTCATATTTTTTGACTAAATAGTCAAAAGTTCTTAGCTTAATTATCTCAGTTGGTGTGCTTTGAAATATAAGCGGTAGTGATAATACTAAAATTATAGGTAATAAAATTTTCTTCATTTTATATATTTGTAATTACTTATAACTACTAATCCTAAACTTACATTTATAACATTTATAAAACCTTCACTACTATTTCTTGCTATGTAAGTACCAACTATAGCTTTTTGTAATATTAATTCTTCTAACTGTGGTTTATCAGGTAAAAGAAAATTAGTTTCTTTACATCTAATACATTTTCTTAAACCTTCATAAGTTGTATAAACATCTAAAGTATTTATAGTCCAAAAAAATATTATTTGGTTTCTTGTTGGAGGCTCGTTGTAGTCTCCTAAATTTAAAATAAATTCTTTAGAAGGCACATACACAGCAGGTTGTATAGGTATTGTTAAGTCTAGTTCACCTTTTAAACCTAATGATGACAATATTAATAATAAATATTTCATTATTCACTCTGCGTTATAGTTATAACCGAATCTCCACCACCATTTATCTTAACAACATTAGAGACACCATCTTGTATTATTATTAAAGTATAAGCATCATTGCTATTTAAATCTAACCTTACAGAATCATTAACACTTCTTCTAACACTAATTACATCTCCTGCAATTAATGTAGTTATTTGTGTATCAGTATCTTGACCTAATCTTGTACCTTTTAAATCTATTCCACCACTATCAGCTAAAACATCTTCATCATCACTAATTGCTAATGAATCTAATACATTTAACAAATCTTCAAGAAAGTTTGTATCAAGATAGTTAATATCAAGTTCTGTAAACTCTAAATCATCAGAAGATAAAAAATCTTCATCAAGATAGTCTATATCTAAATCATTAAAATCTAAAATATTTTCTTTTGAGTTTTGCGATACTTCTTCTGTAATACTAAGTTCTTTTTTTGGTGGTGTGACAATCAACATATTATCAATAATATCTAAAGTTAAATCTAAGATAACTGGATTACTTGGCTTTGACTCAAAGACATTTACAGTAGTTGCTTCAAAAGGTTTATTAAGTATGACACTTCCCATAGCTGTAACTACCTCTATCTCACCACTTGATAAACCAAAAGCATCAGGTAAAAGAATAATTAACGATCTCCCCAACTCATCAACTGTAGCAGTAAATCAGTTCCCCTTATAGCGATATTAGCTGTTGGTGTTTTCAACTTTATATTTTGTTTATCTATTCTATTAAGATTACCTGTTATAAATCTTGCTGTACCTAAACCAAAGGTAAGAGCCATTTTAGATTTACTAGGGTCAGGGTCATAGATGTATTCATCTATTAAAAGTTGTGAGTGTTCGGTGAGTCTTACTGTTGATTCATCTAAAAAGGTAATAGCCATTCTGCCATTTGTAGTAATAGCTTCATCATTGCTTTGTATAGCAAATTTTAGATTAGCATCATAAGGCTTGTCTCTGACTATTTGTGCTGAACCATTAAGTTCAGATATATCACCTATATCAGCAGCTTGTGCTTGTACCTTGGTCGTTTTGAATAATACAAACAGTAGAAGCAGCATTACCCCCAATTGATATAACTTTAAGCCAGTCATTATCTTGTGTACTCAGTTGTTGAATATTGAATGTTCTTTGTCCACCTGTATGGTCTAACCAAAAATAACCACCTGCACTAGCAGTAACACCTGCACCAGTATAGTTTACTGTATTGTCTGAACCATCTATATCCATGTAGTTGGTTGCACCATCAATATTGATATTTGAGACTACAGTATTATTAGAGCCTTGTATAATCCAATCTAAATCTAAAGTAGCTGCTAATGCAGTTGTACCTTGATTAAGTGTAAATGTATTACTTGAACCTGTTACAGCAATATTTTGATTTGAAGAATCAGCACCAAAAGTATTAGTAGGGTCAACTTGAATAGTAAAGACATTACTATTACCAGTGAAGTTGTATAAAGCAGTGAAGCTATCTGCCCATATATCACCTAAGAATTTATTAGTATTACCAATCATATTAATATCAATAGTCATTGTAGTACCATCAATATCAAATGCTGTAAGACTACCAGCAGATGAATTTAATCCACCAATAATGTTAGAGATACCTAATTGTTCAATGTCTAAATTAAGCGTAGTACCACTTTGGTCTAAATATATTTCGTTATCAGCCGCGTAAAGTGGCGATGCAATCATCATCACAATCAGGCTTATCAATTTTAAGTTCTTCATGTTTCCAAAAACTCCTATCGTATCCGATATTTATTAGTTCTAAGACTGCTCCTTCAATAGCTTTCATCAAAGCAATCGTTGTTGACTCGTTGCGTGAATTACCTAATTCCACTTCAACCAGTTCAGTACCCATCTCTATGAATCTAAAAACATCTTCTGACTTTCCATAACTAAATATGGTTTTTTGACTTAACACTTCTATAAGTATCTCGCCTGTTGCAACCGATACCATACGAAGACTAACTGTTATATTGTCTTCTCTATATTGTATGCTTGTTCCTATTCCAAGATACCTAGCACCAATTCCACCAGTTGACAAGTTACTATCATAACTTATGACAGCACCCTCTAGCAAGACACCTGCAAATAGTAGTGGTGGTACATTTCCATTTTCACCTTCTTTTGCAAATTGTTCTCTAGCTGACCTTATCAATTGTCTTTCTTTCGTTAGGTTGTCTAAACCTACTCTTTCTACAACTCTAAAAAACTCACCATTACTAGCATGTTTTAAAGCTCTTATTAATAAAGTGTATGGTGCTTGTGTAACTGCAGTAGAAAATAAAGCAAACTCACTATTGCTTTTTCTTTGTCCAGTTTGGTCTGTAAAAGCTGAAGGATATACAGCAACTATAGGTTGAACTATAGGCTTGATTACATTTGTTAATTCTTTGTTATGTAGTTCATCAATTCTGACAACATCATTTTCTTTAAATCTTTGTTCGTATGTATCTTCGTACTGGTCAAATATTGAGCAACTAGAAAGTAAAAGAACCAATAGGTATTTTGATCTCTGTAATTGTTCCATCAGCTTCGGTTATTTTAAGTGTTAAATATGTACCATCAGAAGAATACTCTATCGTATTTCCTTCTAATGATATAGTTCCACTGGTCTGTGGTGTTTCACCAAATAAATTAGCGATAAGCTGTCTGCTTAATTCTGCATATACCCTACTTTCAAAATTTCTTATGAACCTCTGAACTGTAGAGTTCTCTTTGTCTCTTTCTGCTTCTTCTATAGCAGCTTTAATTTCATCTTTAATAACTTTTCTACGATTAAACTCTTGATTTTCTATTGTCAAATAATGACTGGAAGTATTGACCCCATTAAATGAAGGGGATTTAAACTTGTGTACTATTTGGTCTGCTGTTAGGTTTTGTACAAAAACACCTACAATGAGAAATATACCAAACAACATGAGAAACCATAAAATTCTAGTTTTTTCTAGTTCATCTTTTCTACGCTTTAATTCTGCGTTACTAGGTCTTCCTCTTTTTTCAGTCTTTCCTTTGGTCATCTCTATCCGCCTTTGCTAATCTATCGGTGTGCATTAGTTGTGGTACACCAAGTATAGTCTTCAGAAGGGTATCTTGTCTAATTATCTCATTGTCTACAGACCTAACTCTATCAATTAATGCTACTAAAATACCATGTTGTGAATCTAGTTTTGCACCCAGTCTTGATTCAATTTCTGATATTTGTGCTGATACTTTTTCATCAAGAACATCTACTTTAGTTTCCATTCCATCAATAATTTTGTTGATAAGTTTCCAAATAAATAAACCAAGACCGATAGCTGCTGCTATTGGAAAACCAACTTCATTTATTAGTTGTACTGCTGCGTCCATTAGCTTGGCTCACTTGGAAAAGTTACATCATCTGCTGAAGATGCACTTGAGTTATCAGCAGGTAAGTCTCTTAAAGATTGTCTATAAGTAACCCATTCTGCTTTTTTGGAATCTGATAAAGGCGTATCTGTTGTTTGTGTCCAGTCTGATTCAGTGAGCAAGGTATTTCTTTCAATCCTGAGTCCTATCCAAAAATCTATTGTTTGTGCTACTGCTTCACCACTGATTATTTTATAATCTCCAACATCATATATACCTTCTATAACAGACTGACCTGACTCTAAAGGCACTTCTGAAAGTTGCACATTTGTTGCACCACATTCTAATATTTCACCAGTAGAAGTTTTATATTTCGTGTATTCAATTATTGTGTTCATTATTGTGTGTTATCTATAAATATATATAGTGATTGATATGTACTTCTAAGTTTCGTAATCCACCTAACTCGCCAAAAAACTTTATTTGCATTTGTACCTGATGTTGCTAGTCCTGAAATAGTACCATTATAAGCAAAAATATATGTTCTAAATGTACCTGCTGAAAAGGTAAGATTCTGTATACCACCAGCAGCTTGAACATAAGATGAGCCACCATTAACACTATATTCAAGAACACCATTTGTACAATCACCATATACACCAGTCCATATTGCTTCATAAGAAGCACCATCTCTTACATTATCAACATTCATACTAAGATATGTTCCTGTACTTTGTGTTTGAGTTGTAAAATTTGTTGACCCTCTTTGGAAAGCACTAGCAAAACTTGATAAAGGTACTGCTGAACCTGTATGTGAAATAATATCTGCACTTACATCTGCAAAGTGTTTTACATTTAAAGTATCAACATTAATTTGTGTACCTGTTATTGTTCCTGATGCTATTTCTGATGCTGTAATAGTATTTGAAGCTATCGCATCTGCTGTTACTGCATTTGCTATGATTTGGTCTGCACCAATAGAATCTGCTGCCATTTGCGTTGCAGTGATAGTTCCACCAACAATGTTAGCTGCAACTATTGCATTTGCTGCAACTTTGTCAGCAGTAACTGCGTCTGCGTTAATTTTTACAGCAGTAATAGCATTAGAAGCNATGTTATCTGCAACTATAGTACCTGCTGCTATTTCACTAGCTGTAACTGCGTTTGCTGTTATTTTTGCACTTGTTATAGCATTAGCAGCTATTTTATCAGTAGTAATAGCATCAGCATTAATCTTGACTGCAGTAATTGCATTAGAAGCGATACTTTCTGCTATGACTGCACCAGCATTAATTTTTGCTGAAGTTATAGCATCAGCTATTATTTTAGATGAAGTAATCGCATTGGCAGTTATGTTGTCAGCTACAATGGCATTAGCTGCAACTTTATCGGCTGTTATAGCATCAGCAGCAATTTTAACTGCTGTAATTGCATTAGAAGAAATGCTGTTGGCTACAACTGCTCCTGCGTTAATCTTTGCAGTGGTTATTGCATTAGCTACTATCTTCCCTGATGTAATTGCATTATCAGTAATCTTTGTTGATGTTATTGCGTTATCTGCTAATTGAGCAGTTTGTACTGCATTATCAGCAAGTTTTGCATTTGTTACTGCATCTGTTCCTAGTTCTGTAGCTGTGATAGCACCTGTGGCAATCTTAGCTGTACTGATAGCATCAGCAACTATTTGTGCTGTGTTAACTGCATTATCTGCTATCTTGGCATTAGTAACAGCATCTACACCTAACTTAGCTTCTACGATTGCACCTGCTGCTATTACATCACCTTGTATTGCATCTACTGCTATTTTTGCATTAGTAACAGCATCTGCTGCTAGTTTTACTGTAGTAATAGCACCATCTACTATCTCACCTGCACTTACATTAGTGAAGTTACCTGAAGCACTACCTACAAAAGCTGAATGTACATCTGATTGATTTACCGATCTCACCCAAAAGTAATAAGTAGTTCCTGCTGTTAATCCATCCTGAGTTCCAAATAATGTACTGGTTACTTTGCCATTTAATCCATAGATGGTTTCTACTAGATATGTGTCATCTGTTGGTGTTGTATTAGATGTTCTTCTATATATCTTTGTGGCTTTTAAATCTGCACTTGTTGAATTTGTCCAAGAGACTAGTATGTTAAAAGCCTGACCTGTTGATGCACTAAGATTTGTTGGAACAGCAGGTGCATCTGTTGGTGCTGATATAGCAATATTGACAACACTAGTATAAGCACTAGCAACACCATTAACATCTATATGCCTTGCTTTTACATTATAAGTTTTACCTACTACAACATTAGGTAAAAGGGCTACAGCTACGCCCTTTCCTACAGTAAAGTCTGAGGTAAATGCACCATCTGTACTTAGCTTATAAGCCACCTCTGTAAGTGTTACCTTATCGCTAGAGTTATTAGTCCATGATGCTTTTATATCTACTTTAGTTGTAACACCATCTTTGTTGGTTTGTTGTGATAGAGACAAATTACTAGGTGCTGTAACTGCATAACTACCTATAGTTACATCAGAGCCTTCTGATTGACCAGTTGTATAATCACTTGTAGCAAAATTAAATACTGAAGCAGCAACTTCTTTTAGCTCTAATCTAGTACCCATAACTGGTACATCGCCACTATCCATAATTTCCATATTTGTTGAAATTACTTCAAATACTTTTTGACTATATCCTAATCTTTCATTTGTCATATATACCCAGTCATTAGGTTGTAACTGCATAAATTTTAAAGAAGTCATGCACGATAATGCTGTTGTTTGTCTTTGGCTTCTTAATGCAATTCTTGCCAGTCTTTGTGCCATAGTATCTGTAACTGTAAATGGCAATTGTGTCTCCATCTGCTTTACATAATTAGCTGTAGATTCTCCTGATGGTGTGTCTGCATTTAAAAATGTTGTATCTTTGTAAACTTCTGCATCTGCTGCTACATAGTTTTGTGTAGAGTCTACAAAAATTGGTTTTACACTATTAAATAAATTACCAGCATTTGGGTTTGTTGATACACTAATTGATGATAACAATTCATCATCAGTGATTGTTAAAGATGGTGTTTGTGAAGCACCTGCAAAAACACAAAACTGTCCATTAACATAAGACATTTTACCTGCCATTGAACTTAACAAACCTTCTATAATTCCATTACCACTTGCACTAAAGTTAGAAAATCCATTTGCTGTATATCTTTTTTCTGTAGTTGAATTATCAGCAAGTGTTACATTCTGTTCACATATATTTGCTGCTGCTGCAAAACCACCTGCATTAGTTGTATCATTGATCTCTACTGTTTGTGCTTTAATTCCATATTGTGTATTTGTTAAATAATCTCTTATGTGTAAAGCTGGATTATTAGTCCATGCAGTAGAGTTACTTCTAGGGTCAAAACATTTTTTACCTTTTACTTTGAATGACATCGCTGGCATACCACTACCAAATTTTTCTGCATCAAATACCATTTGTACATAAACATATGCACAACCAAGAAATTTATCACTAGTTCCCATAGTAGATAATTGTGCATTCATAAAACCATCTACAGCAGTTTGACTTCCATCTTGTACTGTAAATCTAATTAATCTTCCACTACCAAAGTTATTATCATTCTCTGTGTTTGTGTAATCAGAATTTGTAACTGTATGCACAGTAGAACCATTTATTGTACTAGTGGTTGTTGTTAAATCTGTTTCTCCAAATCTAACACTTACTAATTCTTCAATTTCATGTCCTGCTAAAACTACTACTGCATGAAATAGAAAGTTATCTGTACCTGTTGTTTGCATGTGTGCAAAAGTGCCACCAACACGACATTCACCATATATGAGCTGTCTTGGTGCTATTGCTTCCCTAGTAGAAAATTTAGAACCAAAATTATCTGATGTTGCTGCTATACCTTTTGATGTCATTTTTCCAATGACACCGCCTAATAGGGTTGTAGTGAATGTTAATATAGCTGCTGAAGCTGTAGCACCATAACTAAATATAGATAAAGTACTTTCTATACCTAAACCATAATAAATAGCTGCAACCATTAATGCTGCTACAATCGCTGATTTTATTTGCTTAGCCATCTATACGCCACGCTTTTAAAATATTTAGATTATTTTTAACACCAATACAATCATCTGTTGGAGTAAGTACATTCATACCATCACATATACCTACTAATTCTGATTCTTCTTTATATACTACGAGATCGCCCTTTGTTATATATGCAATATCTATTACTTTTAAATTTTTTTTTGCACAGGCTTTTTCAATACTTTGTAATAAAGTACCACCATATTTTTTTATTGATTGCATAGCACTTTTTTCATCTTTCCATTTCAGTGATTTAGGTATTAAATCTTCACCTGTAATATTTTTTATAAGTGCATTACTAAAAATACAACAATCCCATGAACCCCAAGCAAAAGATTTATTTTTATTTACTTTAATAAAATCATCAAAATAAATTTCCCAATTTATTAGTTTTTTCATTATGCTTCTTGTTCTGATACTCTACTATTACCACGCCTTGTACCACTACCACCACCACCAGTACCATAGCCACTTTGACCCCATGCTATTTCTTTATCTTGTAATGATGCAACTCTGTTAAAACCTGTATCACCACTATGTAAAAAATTTTGTGATTCTTTCGTGTATCTAAAGTTAGATGGTCTATCTAAATCTACCAATCTATTTTCTGCATCTATAGTAATAGTTGCACCATCAGGTGTATCATTTACTGTCAATGTAGTCATTCTTCCTTTAAAAAGAGTTAATGTTCCAGCAACTTCATTAGTACCACCCATTAAATAACCAAGAAAAATTGTTATAAATCTATTTTGATAATTTTCTGATAATGCATAATCTAAAACTGTAGTGTCCATACCACTTAATGTTACAGTTACGCCATTAGATTTTAGCTCAGTTGATTCTTGTACATTACTTAAAGATAGCAATTGACCTGCACCAGTGTAAGTTTCAGAACTAATTGTTAGGTCATCTATACCTGACCACAACCTTATAACACTCGTGTCAAATTGTGCTTTGACTGCTATAAATATTGCTTGTTCATCTGCACCTAATCTATTTACTATAGATGCATCAAGTCCTTGTCTTGTAGCCATATTAACAAACCTCAGTACAGGAAAAACTTATTCCATAATTAGAAATTGCATCTGCTGACCAACTTATTTCACTAGTTGTCAATCTAAAATTACCTTTTGGGTTTGTAAAAACTACAAAATGTCCAGTTGCTAAATCAGACCTTAATTTTGGTTGTGTTTTTACACTGTAAAAATCGTTACCACTATCACTTGTAGCTGTTGCATCTTCTACAACCATTACTAATTGTGCAGGTGTTCCTGTAGTATTTGCTGCTGATTGTACACTTAGGTAATCACCTTTCTTTATAGTGCCACTAGCACCACTAGAGGAAGCCCTAAGACACAAACCTGTTGCACCTTTGACATTGGTTCGTACCTTACAACTTGCTGTATTGTTTTCAGTTGTAAAATCACCATCTGTAACAACTACTGTATTACTTGTTACTGTTGTAACTTTGTGTGTTCCATTGTTTTCTTCATTTGTAGCACCTGTTACTACTATAAAGTCTCCAACTTTTGTACTACTAAATGTAGAGCTTCCTGCTGTTAGTGTTCCATTGCTGTTAAAAGATAGGGTTACACTTGTATTATTTGTTCGCAATTCACTTGTTAAATGTGCTGTAGTATATGTACCCAAATTACTTAAAGCATCAGGGTCAGTAAATTTAAAAGTATTAACAGGTCCATTGAGATCAAGTAAAAAGGATTGCCAATTTAAAGCTACATCTCTACGCATAGGTGGTAGTGATACTTCAGCAGTCCAATACACACCATCATATTCTTGTGTTTTAATTTTTCCAGTAAAAGGTGAAGATGTAATTCCTACTGTTCTTATTAAAGAAAAATTACTTCTAACGAAATTTGGCGTATTAGGCATTGTTATTAATTTAGCCACCTTGTAACATTCTCCTATATGAACCACCTCTTACAGCAGCTTCTGCAACAGCACCTTTTGTTACATCTGCTATTTGTGGCATCATTTTCATTACTTCTGCTCTAACTGTAGGCACAACACCAGTAGCAAAGTTTATAGACTGATTAATTACTGTAGTGCCACCACCACCCATAGCATTTTTGCTATTCATGTTGTTCATAATAGTACCACCAGTGTTAGGAACAAATATTTCTGCACCCCTTTCTCCAACTAACACAGGTGAACCACCTTGTACTGTTCCACCACCTGCTTTTGTATTACTAAATGTTGGCAATGCACTGCTCGTACCATTCAAATTAAATACGCTGTTAAGTATTTCGTTGACTACTGCCATTTGTAAAAATGTGGATATTATTTGACTGACAATGTTTTTTGCAAAGTTTTTAAAACTATCCATAGCATTTTCACCATCCATTAGTGAATTTACAAAGTCAGTAGTAAATGCATTAGATGCATTGATTATAGCTTGTTGCATTTCACTACTAAAAGTAACTACTTCTTCTAAACCACCTTTTAAATCATCTAGGTGGTCTATAACTTTTTGCATTTCTTTTACATCTTTAACACCAAGAAAAGCCATAATTCCTTGCAATTCTTTTTCATCACCTGTGTCCATTAATTTTTGGATAAACGCAATTTGGTCTTTCAATTTTGTAGCTTCTGGAACTGTATCTTCTAATAATTTTTTAAAAATAGTTTGGAATTCTATTAAACCCTCTATATTTCCTGCTACAAAATCACCACCACCCCCACCTAACGCATCTTTATTTTTTCTTTTAGTAGTAGCATCTTCTATTTTTCTATTTATTATTCTTATTTGTTTTTCAGCACTTTTAATTATGTTATTAAGTTCTTTTTCACTAACTGGACCTAGCATTGAAGCTAATAAAGATTGACCAGCTATACTATCCATTGCAGGACTTTGCATAGCTTTTTTAAATTCAGGAGATTTTTTTATTCTATCAATTTCATCTAATTTATCTTGTGTATTTGCAATTAATGCATCTAATCCAAAAAGAGCATCTTCAGGGTCATCACTTTCAATTATCCCCATATCTTCTAATGATGCTTCACCTTTAGATAGTCTTATTGCTTCTGCCATCTCACTTGCTATGTTTGTAAATCTATCAGCTAAATTTTTCAAAATTGTGTCTAATCCACTAGTAAAAATTTCATCTGCTAACTGCTTAAAAGCAATAGTCATATTAGAAGTTTTTGTGGATAAGTTATCCATTTTTGCTTCCATAGCACCACCAAACTTCTCATTTAAACCTTCTGTCAATGCTTTTACCATTGCTGCTGCACCTTCAGCAGTTTTACCATATTTAGCTATATCATCTTTTGTAAGATTTAGTTTTTGACCAAGAATTCCAAGAACATCAATACCTCTATCAGAGATCATATTTAGTTCTTCAAGACCCATTCCACCTGAAGCTGACCTTTGTACCATTCTTATCAGTGCTTCAAATGTTCCTAATTGGTCAACTGAAACAGATGCAGTATCAGCAAATGTTTGTAGCATTTGCATACTAGGTTCAATACCAGCTGATTTAAGTGCTATAAATGCCTTTGTTGCATCTTCTATTTGGAATGGTGTGGTTTGTGCAAAGGTAAATACTTTGCTCATGGCTGCATCACCTGCATCAATACTTCCAAAAACTTGGTCTAATGAATCTTTTAAATCTTCAAATTGTGAACCAACCTTTGCAATTTTTGATATTCCAACACCAACACCTACTAAAGCTGCTGTTAATACTAATGCACCGCCTTTAGCTTTTGACATTGCTCCTGCCATTCCACCAAATGCTGCACCACCAGCTGCACCAGTAACCTTAATTTTACCTTGTACTTGTTTTAATTCTTTTTGTAATTGTTTAGTATCAGCTTTTATGCGAACTACTAGGTTGTCAATAGTGTCAGCCATCAGGATATAACTCCATCATTTCTTCTAATCTACCTGAATCCATAGGTTCTTCTTTCTGCCCACCACTTGCATGAAAACTTTTAAAACCTTGTATAGCTAAATACATTTCACGAGGAGATAGATTCCAAAAGTCATTAGGTCGCATATTCATCATACCAATACAGATTTTTACATAATCTGTCCAGTTAATTGTGGTTGCAGTCATGCTATTGCTTTTTTTTTATCTTCTTCCTCATCTGAGTCATTATCGGTTAATGTTGCAACTAAGAGTTTAGCTACTTCGGTTGATGCTACTACTATTCCTACACTGGAAATAATTTCGCCTACTTTTTTATCATCAAAATCATTTCCACCACCTCTAAGGGCATATCGCAAAACGACTAAGAGTGTACGAATACGCACTTTGGCTTCGGCTATTGCAGTAGCTAATTCTAAAATGCCTTTATCTAATTCATCTTCAATCTTTACTAATGCATCTATTGTTAATCTGCATTTGTAAGTTTCTTTGTTAAGGGTTATTAATACTTCACCCTTTAGTGGATTCGCCATCTGACTTGATCTCCTTTGGTTTACTTGCGTTTGCAAGATTTATTATTTGTATATTATCTCTTAAATTTACTTGTGATGATAATACTTTTGTATCAACACCATCAATATTTAGAGTTTCGCCAATCTTAACATCGGCAGGTATTGTCAAAGAATTTTTATACAATAACCCATCAATAAGACTTTTATTGTACTTAATCTTTACTTCTTTCATATTACGCTGCTGCGAATGTTATATATCCTGCTGATTCAAAAGACATTGAATATGTTGCTTCACCATTGAACTCACCTGCATATTCAATACTTGTTATCTGAAAAGAGCCTGTATAAGTACCTAAACCAGTTACTAAAAATTGAAAGTTTTTAAATGCTGGTGTTTGTGCTGAAGCACCATCAGATGAATTTTGTTGAGCTGCAAATGATGTTCTAACAAGTACTTCAGATGTAGAATCTGTAAAGACTCCTGAACCACTAATAGATACACTATTTACTCCTGCTCCTGCTAATAAGGTTCTAGTACCGAGACTATCTTTATTAGTTATATCTACTGATTCATCATTCAATGTTATTGATGTAGACCTAAGACCACCAACAGTAACAAAAGTGCTACCAGTGGTATTAATTTTCATTAATATATCTTTACCTTTCTGTGCTGCCATTTTTTTCTCCTAAAATTAGTTTGTGCCTAAAATTATTGCTCGGAATCGCATGACTCCATGTCTAGTAACACCATCTGGGTCTCTCATTATATCACTAAATTCAAATCTGAGGTTTATCAGATTGAAACCTGTAACAGTTAAGTCTATATCATGCAATAAATCGTGAACCTTGTCCATTATTTCTTTAGTCTGCTT